CTTTTAAACACATATCCAACATAGCGGATATGCCTATCACGGATATTCATTTTCAGCACCTTCAAAATGTGATTAAATCCATGCACGTAAAAGGACTTTCCTACTCATCTTGTAAGAAAGTCCGTACACTACTTAATCAATTATTTAATTACGCAATCATTAAGGATTACCCTATCACTAATTACGCCATACACTTAACCCTAGGCCCTAATATACCAACGATTAGGAGAAAAGTATTTACACGCCAACAAATCAACAAATTATGGGCAATAGATACTCCTTATTCCCGTATGATTTTAATACTGCTTTACACCGGACTACGCATCGGTGAGCTACTTAATTTACGTAGGCAGGATATCAATAGACGATCATCATACCTTATTGTGAGACACGCTAAAACAAAAGCCGGTGAAGGTCGTATCATTCCCATTCATCACCGCATCATGCCTATAATAGAGCAACTACATACTAGCGATTACCTATTCACTATCAGCTACACATCATTCCGTAAGCATTTTCAGGATATTATGAAGCAGCTTAACTGCAAGCACACTATCCACGATACCAGGCACACATTCGCCAGTTTACTTGATGCGGTTGCGCCACCTAACACGTTACGCTCCTTACTAGGCCATAAACAAGGCGATATCACTACCAGGGTGTATACACACAAAACCATTCGTGAATTACGTAAAACGATAGAATTATTAAAATAACTCCCCAGTGGGGCTTAACTTGGTTTAATAACCAAAATACTTATTGTGATGTAACGTTACCTATTGCGTGTAACGTATTGGTCGCATTATGTACCGACGACTCCGCAAGCACGACAACAACTAAAGGTGATGAATTCTTTGTATCTTGGAATAGTGGTTATTCCACAAGCGGAAATAGAACGACTATTCGCTTCTTAGCGAATAGAGGTAACGCTGGTAACTTCACGTGGCTGTGCGTGGGGAAGAATTAATATCCAGTGGGTATTGTTTAATGCTTATAATCAACCCAAGCCTTGGACTGTGCGCTACCCGGTAGAGTTCAGCAACAAGACTATCGCCGTTTCTACCGCAAGATATAACGGTGATTATTCATTTTCTGAAATCATTCTATCTACTTCTAGAAATCAGCTAACATATAAGGATAGTGACTACAGAGGACAACAAGGTGTCGGTGATCAGATTATGTTCATTATCATAGGTAACTAGATAATCCCTAGAGCAAACCAATAATAAGAAGCAGCGTATCTATCGCTTGCCGAGAATACGGCCTTAGTGGAGTTGCTTTCAGACACGGAATTAGCAAAGTATCTAGGCGTATCAGAGCCTGACCAGTACGCGTCAATGGCGTTGGCCATAAATAGCGTTGTGAATTTGATAGGGAATCGTACCTCTGTCTTAGTTACGTTATCTTGGCCACCAATTCCCCACTGGATAGTGAAACCATTAGCAAACTTTACGAAACCAGCGTTTGCATCGAGTTTAGATGCTACGATGGCGCCTTGTCCTAATAAGTTTTTAATTGTAACAAGCGTACTCGCCGGAGAGTCTTCCCAGTTAGCACTGCCGAGGATTGCTTTAATTTGGTCTGTGATAGGAGCGTGCGCACTTGTATCACGGCTATGGGCCTCTAATGCACCTCTCGTAAGATATGCCGCATCAATCTTTTTAACTGTTACATTCGTGGAGTTGCCAATTACAACATCTAAGGAGAATACTTTAGAATTAATCGGTGTCTCCTTAGACGGAATATAGGATGCGTAGTTACCGCCATTACTATATGCAATTAATCTAGCAGCGGAATCAGATTCGCCTTCTAAATTAGCATATACGCCTAATTCCCTAGCAAAGAATCCATTAGTTACCGTACTATTGCCTACCGCAAATTCAATTCTAAATTGACCGTCCCCTACGAATTCACCATTAGAGGTAAACGGACACTCCAATTTTGGAGCTATTACAGAGGTCATGGTATCGATATTTTGATTATCGAGCTGGCCGTCCCCAGTTACTAATTTAATGTACTGCAACTTCTTACCTGTTGCTTGTGATCTTGCAATTAACTCACGGCCATAATTGGTTAATCGTGTGTTTGGATAAATAGAAGCCATGTGTTCTCCTTATACTTTAATTGTTTCTAATACGTCGAAGCTCATGCCTATATTAATGTCAGAGCCTACTTTGAAGTCAAACTTATCTAATGCCGCTCCGACATGGAAGGATTCATATACATCAGAGATAGCGCCGATGTATATTTCGCCGTTAAGGTTTGTAGTACTTTTAGTTTTGATGATTAAGTTCTTAGGAATTAAAGGCTCGACATAATCAATAATATTGTTTAATTGAGTCTCAAAGCCATCTACTACGTCTAGCCAGTACTCATACCTATCAGATACAACAGAGTGCTCTACTACGTGATTACCGAACTTAAAATTAAGCATTTCTTGTACTTTAGGCATAGTAAAAGGACGCTGTCCGATTAATACCGATAGTATTTCACTTCTGCGTCCTTCTGTATCCGTTAAATCCGGAGGATTGATGCCTAATATTTGTTCCCATGCTTCAAGCCCGTAATCTGATGCGGTATAGATGTATTCTTCCTTAAAGATATCTAGCATGATATCCCATAGTAGTTGCAATTCAGCCGATTCCACTCGATATACTTCTTGGATATCCCGAGAATCTCGAGTTAACGGAACGGCGAATTGTGAGATATCAATATCTCGCTTAAAAATACCGAAATCTGTAATCATACTGCCACCAAAGTAATCGTCCCTAATACTGGGATTTGATTATCCTTTAATTCTAGTTTTGATATAGCGGCACCATTTACGGTAATTCTACCCACATCAAGAACGTTAGGAAGTTCAACCATCAAAGCTGTTACCAGGCTAGACCTAAGAATAACATGATCCTTCTCATCTTGATTACACCATTCTTTAGCACGAATAAGTAATCGTTGCTTGATAGCGTTTTCTGCAAGGGTTTGAATTTCGTTAATTGTGTGACCGCTCATCATAGTTACTTCAATTCTGTAGTTGACAGTTACAGGTTCAGCCTTTTCGATTGTTACAGTATGACCAATAGGAGCAAGCCCATAGCCTTTGCCTTTCGGTGCAGGGTCTATAACGTTCTCTACTTCCTTAATTAGTTCATCCGCTGCGGGCTTATAGTCGCTATTTAAGACGACTAACTTAACTGTACCGCCACCATTCCAACAGCGGTATACTTTAACACCACCTACACCAGGGATAGCTAATACCTTTTCCTTGTAATCAGCACCATTACCGCCATAAGCTTTTGATTTCAAAGCATCAAAGTATCGTTTTCTAAATACTTCTGTGTCTTCTTCATCTTCACCAGGCGTGATATTTTTCAATATCTTAGCAGAGGTAAGGCCATTAATACCTTGTATTGGCGTAATATCACCTGTAGTCGCATTAGGAGTGCGCCCGTACTGTTCGCATTTGAGTTTGTACTTATGTTCCGTGTCGTCGATTATCTCCGTTACAACAAAGTTATATTCATTGTAATTAAACCGTGAACCAATCGGCACTTCCATATTGAACTGGGCTTCAAATTCGCCTTGCGTGGCCGGTTCTGGGTAAATATTAAATTCTGCTGCCCGAAGTATTAAGAACTCACGGTCTGCCGTAGTTGCAAACGCTTGTTTCAAAATAACATCTGCTAGGATGTAGAGCTCTGCGAACTCTACACTTGCTGGAGCTGTAGCATCGTATATAACACTACCTTCGCGCCGATCGAATTCATCTTTAACTCTATCGAGCATTCGTTTTTCAATCCGATTGGCCGTCATATGCTCATACAATACCTTTCACCCCTTTCTTGATTTTTTGTAGCGTACCATAGATGGTATCTACATCAAACTCAACCATGACGTCACCACCTTCGTGGCTAAAGTCAAAGTTGTATACTTTAGTTATTCTATCGTCATTCAGTAAAGCCTCTTCTATGCGTCGCTGTAACTCAGCGTACACATACGGAATTGGCTGACCGAATAAGTCTTGTAGTTCGATGCCGTAATTCCAACTGTAAATAATATATTGGTATCGCTCCGTGTTTATGATTTTATAAATTGCTTGCTCCATAGCTCGCAACTTATCCGCATAGCCCCTAATTTGGCTATCCGTTCTAAAATCGACATCATACGTATGCGACGGTTCAATGTAATTCACTGTGTCAGGAATAAGTGCATCGTTATTTTGTTTTGGTAATAGTAAATTATCTGCCATTACTTAGTCGTGCACCCCCTGTTTGGGTTATACCAACGGTCTAATGCTATGTACCGCTGTCCGCCGGTTTCCTTCAACATAATGACCTTATCGCCCATGACTAATTGGTTATGAACAAGATATTTCTTACGCCCTTTGTACTCATGGTTATGGCTTGCGTATTCAGCCATACCGCCACCACCTGCTCTGTTTTCTGTAACATGATCAACGCTCATCTCCATAGTCCATTCACAGGTGTTTTTGGTAAGAATAATATTCTCTTCAGGCACGGTTAGTTTAGGGTCAATTTTAATAGCGAGCGGTGACACACTGACAACTTCGCCAACGACTACTTCCATAGGTTCGCCATTCGATATAACGGTGCTCGCTATTTCTTTAATCGTGTTAACGATTTTCATGTACTCACTATCCATTATTGAGCCCCCATTCGAATAATCTTGGCTGGTGCTTCACCGTTATGCCATGCATAATTTGCGTTACCATATTTCATAGCATAGCCACGTTTAGAAGAGTTGCCGAAGCATCCGCCTGCACCATCTGCAATAACAACGTGTTCATCATCACCATAAATCAACAAATCGCCTTTATTAGCGTATCCGTTGAATTGTTCCGTTGTATAACCTTTAGCCTCGAGATTTTGGCGAAGCGTATCAACTCTTGCCGTGCCTTTGTTGTACTCATCTTTCAAATCAGAATTGTACCAAGACCCAGTAGCGCATACTGTGTCAGCACAGCCTTGACTGCCGTATTGAGATACTCGGCCGTCATTGGCGCTGAATGCGGTATCGACTTGACCTGCCGTACCGCCTGCCCCAGTAGTGACTGCAGTACCTTTGGTTTTCTTAGCAGCTTCAATCTTCTTAACCGCTTCTGCATCTTCGTCTTTTGCAACTTCATAAGCTGCGTCATTATCAACGTATCGTAAATCTAAATCCATTCCATGAAATCCTGTTTTAAACGTATGAGTAACAGATGTTACCATCATATAATTGTTAACAATCATATCGCCAAAGTTTCGATTGATGTACACCAAGGATCCACCGCGCACACGCACATCGCCAATGACATTTTTCAACTTAATCTCACGGCTTTTCTTATTTTTGTGGGCCATGATTGCCTTGGCTTGCGCTACTGCGTTGACGTCCTTCTCTTTAGGAATGAGCAGATACTGTAATCTACCCCATTTCTCGATGTTCTTATCGTCTTTAGCTATAAAAGTGTTCTCCAACTTACTTGATGCGCCATTTGGAACTGTGCGGACGATTTTTACATAGTTGTATGTTTCCTTGTCTATGGAAGTTGTGTATTGCACATCTTCCATGCACTCATCATCAATGTAAATATCTGTCTTCATAGTCTCAAATGATGCTAGCCGTAACTCGCCCGCATCATCGTACAAATGGTAGAACGCATGATTAGGCGTGTATATAGCCGTTTTATCGAGCAGTTGGCATATCATTTCTTGCAGTGACTTATCTTTGAATATGGTTTGCGGTTTCTCCGGAGTTTTCCACACGGTATCGTCCATATAACCACATTTCAATCCAAAGTCATCGGCTACCATTTTGATGAACTCTGTCGCCGTCATAGCCCCGATAACATAGCAGTCTTTGTTCTTGAGATAACGTATCTGATCATAGCAAGTAACCGAAATAGAATTCTTACCGTCTCGTTGTTTCTCAAAGACGTACCCAAAGAATACCGCCCCTCCGTTTAAAGTGAACTTGGCGGTATCACCTTCTTCAAAACTGAGGTTAGGGTCTTTAGGCACTTTGAAAGTCATCTTACTTGGAACGCAATCAACTGCTCTCGTAATTTGTACGCCGTCTTCAGGTTCTATGAGCCACAAATCACCAGTGCTTTTATTTCTGATGGTCAACTCATAGTGAAGTTGAGTAGGCATGGGTAACGGAATGATAGTGCCATTGATTTGAGATTTTTCGACTGTTTTCTTTTCATCTATAGCCATTCGTTATTACCCTCACGTTTAAGCTGGACTACTTGGCCAACTCCCAAGATAGCGGGCACAGCGATTTTGTTAAGGGCAGCAATTTGGAATAGGTTATCCGTATTGCCTAGTTGCTTCTTAACGATTTGCTGTAAAGTCTGCCCTTTGGATACTTTAGCAGTAGATGCTACTGCCTTACCATCTGTTGGTCTATCCGACTTAACGCTACCTTTTGCAGTTCCGTCTTTGTCGGTCTTCACTTCAATCCGTTTAGCACCCCAAGGCTTCCACTGCTTCAAGGTAACACTAGCATATGAGTCAAAGCCGTTATCTGCATCTTCTTCTATGACGTAGTTTTCGAGCGTACACTTCATGTTAGTCATGGCTAGCATCTGTCCGCCTGGTTTCATTCGAACTACGATAAACTGGAAGATTGTCTTTGTAGTTTTAAGCTTTTCGAGTTCATCGATGTAGTACTTAGCCTTCTTAGACTTAAAGAGCAAGGACTCATTAAATGGATAATCGGAGTTAGGCAATAAGAATTTAAAAGCAATGTCAGTAAGCCCTGCAGGTTTAATAACGTTAACTTCGCCTTTCCCTAATAGCTCCATTGTTTCGTTCTTGCCATTGATAGTAGTGGTTAATTCTTTAGGGGGAATCGGTATCTGCATCGTCCCCATATAGAAGTAATACATTTAGATTCCCTCCCTTTGAATTGCAAATGCATCTTTCAAGCCTTTCGAGATTTGACTTGTAAAGCCATCTAGGTCAGTGCCGTTATTGATTTCCACATCGTTATTCATTTGGATGTGAATTACATTGGCATCTTGCCATCTCTTCAAGGACTTATCGATAGCGCTTTCACGGAGTGCCTTGATTTCCTCATTTGTCATGTCGATAGACTTGGCAATCTTGCCTGTGTTTTTAGCAGTCTTACCTGTGTTTTTCTTAGTCTTATCGGCCGCATCATGATCAGCACCAGGAGTAATTTTGCTAGCGTCAAACTCTTGAGGAGTTTTAACACCAGGCATGTTAGGCATTAAATCACCAAGACTAAGGTTAGCCCCAATGTTATAGCCTTCACCGAAAGCCCCTGTAACGCTAGAATAATCCATCTTACCCATGACAGTGGTTTCACCGCCGGCAATCTCGAATCGTTCTATTACACCAGTAGACCCACCTACTTTATCGATATTTACACCTGGGATTTTATTAATCGCATCGATAATATCGTTAATCCTGGCTTTTACGAATTGCCAAATACCATTCCATATATCGATAAACAAGTTAGCGACTGCATGTAATGGGTCTTTAAATACGTTGGCCAAGAAATTAACAAATGCTGCGATAATGTTCCATCCTAATGCGAACACATTGAAAATAGCGGAACCGAACGCCCAAAAAGCACCAACTACGATTCCTAGTACGCTAATATTCGCATCACAGAAATAGTTAATAGCTTCTACAGCTAAGTAGATTATGACTATAACTGCAACAATCAAGCCGATTACCCATGTTAACGGACACGCATATAATGCGGCGTTCAATCCCTCTTGAGCTACAATCATTGCTAAAAGGGCAGCAGTTTCCGCCCAATCTGCCACGGCCTTAATCGCCATAGCCCCTGCAGCGAGAATCGTTCTTCCGGCTGCTATACCGGCTTGGATTGCATAAAACGCCATAACGCCACCCAGTATTATCATTGCTGTATACATAATAGACGAGTGCTGTCTAACAAAGTTAGATAACGTGTTAAATGCCCATACTGCAGTATTAATCGTTTCGCCGATAACACCTACGAGCCAATAGAATACCGGTGCTACCGTTTGAATAGCCCCTGTTACGTTATCCACTAACTCACGGACGCCCTCGCTATTAGCAAGGTCGGATATTCTCTGGAACACAGGCTCAAACGCCCGAATAGCTTTATTCTTAATCGACTGCATATGATCGCCCCATGTTTTAGGAAGTGACTCAAACTGCTTTTCAATCTCAGGCAAGTTATTCATAATAGCGTTTTTGATGACTTCAGCAGTAATCTTGCCTTCCGAAGCTAGCTTCTTAAGTTCGCCACGGGATACACCCATTGATTTAGCAATGATGTTTTCAATCATAGGCGCGTTTTCAGCAATGGACCGGAATTCGTCACCTTGTAATTGTCCGCTTGCTAAACCTTGCGTTAACTGAAGCATAGCGTTCTTTTGTGCTTCTTTCGATGCACCGCCGATAGCGAATACTTTTTGAATACCTTCCATGAACTCTACAGCTTTTCTTGGGTCCGGGAACGCGTCGTGTGCGGATTGGGATACTTGGATTACGGCGTCAGCCATTTCTAAATATCCGCCTCTTGCACGCTGTGCGGATTCAAATATCTGCTTATTTAGGTAAATAGCATTTTCCTGGCTTCCGGCTACCAATTTAAGGCGAGCTTGAACCTGTGCCCATTCAGTAGCAGTATCTTGAATTGATTCGATAGCACCTTTTATAGCACCAATACCGTTCATTACCGTACTAGCCAACAGGTTACCGGCAAAGCTGTTCATGATTCCACCCATGCTAGCTTTTAGCGTTTCACTAGCATTTGATACGCCAGTCATCTTATTATGTAGCGTGTTCATGGATTGATAGGCTTTAGATGTTGCGTTTGCGGCTGCGTTCATAGCATTAGGAATATTAGTAGAGAGGCTTATATAGTTAGAAAGTGTAGCCATTCATTACCCCCTTTTTGCCTTATTCATTTCATCTTGCTCATCTTTGGCATGTTGCTGAATAAAGGCAATTACTACAGCCTTTTCATTCATGTCCATATCCGCAAAAACAGAAGGTCGCATATGGTATTTAACAAATGCCAAATATGCGAACATCGTTTCTGTTTCATTGGATTCTAGGAGTTTTTTACTTCTTTTACCTTATCTTCCATGCCGACATCATAGCCTTGGGCTTCTGTTACTGCTGCCAAAAGGTCAGCGTATTCACCTGGTGTGAGCATTGCTTTTACAAGCTCAACTGGTTCAGTAACACCCCAGCTATCTTGAAGTTCCGCATCATAAAGATTAGGATAAGTGATTGCCTTAGATAGCACATCTTCGTTGTATGCTGTTGCATCAAAGCGTTCTTCGGATTGACGAGTGATGCGGTCAGTAATGCGTTTAGTGTATTTCTTACGCATTTTTTCAGTTTCATCTGTTGCCAATGTTTTGATTTTCCACGCCACAGGCTCGCCATTCACTTTAATACGTTTAGATGCTACGTATTCTGTTTCATTGACTACATCAACGTTTTGTTTAAGGAATGCGCTCAAATTTTCAGCCATTATAAAAACCTCCTAAAAAAAGGGAGCAAGCACTAGGCTTGCATCCCGTCTAATTCATTAAAGTGTTGAACGTATTTAACACCTTCGTAGGTGAAGTTGTGTTCTTGTTCAATGTATTTGCCTTCAGCGTCGAATTCAGCTGCTGTTAATTCGTCAAGGTTCATACCTTTTAGAATTACAGAACGGCGACCAGCTTTAGAAGTTGGATCGTTGTTAACTACTTGCATATCAAAGTATGTATCCACACCCGTTTTCAAGTATTTTTCAACCATCTTATCGAATAAAGCTGTGTTGTGGTAAATAGTTAAGCTACCGCTGTATTCTACGGAGGTAGACTTATTACCCGCACCAATGCGTCCCAAAATAGCCACTTTTTCTTTATTCTTTTTAATTTTTGCGCTAAGTTTCTTAGCTTGAAACAGTAAGTATCTGTTACCGTTCTCTACGATATAGCAAGACGCTAATTTAGAAGAAACAACGTCAGCTGCATCCATCGTTTTCAATGCATCTAAAATTTCATTTTCCATACGTTATCCTCCTAGGCTACTACAACAGTCATGTACAATTTTTCCATAGCCACAGTTGGCTGTAATTGTACGTTAACCAACACATCTTCCTTGTTATCGCCTTGCGTAGGTACTGGGATATCCTTATCATCGAAGTTTTGGATAGCACGTACCTTTTGATATTGCTCAGCAAGATATACAAGGTCGCCCCATAAGGACTCACGACCAGCTTGGTCATTAGGGGATTTATCAAGATGTGTTTTATTGAACAATCTAGCGCCGTCAACTGCCCAGTTATCCAATACACGAATGACTTGGTTAAGAGAGAAGTCGCGGTTTTTAGCTTTACTGAATTCAGTAAATGTGTTGATGTCTTTCAATACGCGAACGTCGCCTTGGATATTACCACCAACAGAGTCAGTAACATTGTGGAACATAAACATACCATCTTTGATAGCTTGTTCAAGTTCGAACTGTTTGTACTTAACGTTTACAGTGTATTCCCCATCATAAATCATGTTGCCTACTGTAGCATTGATATTGCAAGATGCTTCTTGACCTAATGTCCAGTACACCAAAGAACCTTTTTCAGCACCTTCGTCGGTTACGTCATTAAGGATGGAGATAACACCTTCATAGTTGACCTTAGTCTTACCATGAATCACTAATTGGAATTTAGCGCCACTTTGTTCACGGCAGCGTTTAGTAAATGCAATAAGCAAGTTTTTAATTGTGTCGTCCGCACCAGTGTAACCTAATGTGTTGAAATAGTAAGGTTCAAGCATATCGATGCCGTCTTGGTAGTTCTTAACAGTGATTGTAGAGCCGTTAGTACCCCCGGATAATGCAGTATAAGCTGTAGTAGTTAACGCGCCAGTTTTAGTGAATACGATGTAATCGTTATCTTGTAATTCTGTTGCATCCTTCAAGTTCTTTTGAATATCTACTGCTTTACGAACATCACCTGTAGTGAGGTAAGTAGTTACGATAAATTTACCAGTGTTATCTGGATCAGCTTGAACAGATACACCCAAATCGTTACCACGAATACCCTTATATTTTGCTTTACCGATTGTGCTTGTAGCTTGCGCACCGTCAGAGTTTAAGCGGTAGAAGTAACCAGTTTTCAAGCCACGGAACAAGTCACGTAAGCCCTTCATTTTGTCATGGCCGTAGTCATAACCAAAGTATTTTTGGCAATCCTTTTGGAATGTGTCGTTATCTACACGGAACACTTCGCCACTTGGGCCCCAATCAAAGGAGAGCATCATCGCACCAAAGCCACGGTCAGATACTTCTGCATATGCTCGGTCTTTGGATACGAAGTTAATATAAGTACCTGGCAATACTTTATTGTGGAATAAGAATGTGCCACCACCTAATGCCATATTTCACTAACCTTTCACAGGCGTATTTAATGCCTGATTTAAAATCTTATCAATATCGCTTTCCGTATACATTTCATCTTCATTAAGAAGGCAAGTGAGTAAATCACGATACCGTCTGTATTTGTCAGATGCAATGATAGCGTAAGCATCAAATTGTTGTTCAGTCGTTACTTCGACTGTTTGTTTTTCATCTGCCATCTTTTACCCTTTCTGTTAATTCCATGTGCTTCATACGTTCGATAGGTTTGGCCACTTTCCGTAGTATGTTCTCATACGTTACGAAGAAGTGCAGCACGCCATCTGAAATCTTGTACTTCATACCTGTGCCCATAATTGTACGTTCCCCAACTTGTACAAATTCAAGCAGCAGGTACAGCACGCTAGGAATATCAATGAGTTTTCGCGTATCAGTAACCACATCAAGATTATTGGCGTAATACATGATGTCTAAATCCAAAGAAGTGTTATAAAGATCACCGACATGTCTGCCCATACTAGGTTCAATCACCTTGATATATGCGCAAGGGAATGTCATATTGTTTTCTTTGAATTCTAGGTATATCGGCACCTTAAGTGCCGTATGTACGGCTTTAGATACAGCTGTTAATACATCAGAATCCACCATGCTTTTCAATCCATTTCTTTAATGTAATTTCCATAATACGTTTAGCGTTTTTACTGAGTACCTTTTCAGCTTTTTCGTGCATGTACGCACCATCTACCCAAGGCTTTTTCAGTCTACCGCCTTGCATAACTCCGCCTTTAGATTGACCTATCCACGGAAGGAATCTCCCAACTTCTTGCCGATGGCCATCATTAAGGAACGAGGCGTAAGAGGATGTGTTAAATACCTCAATCCGTCCGGTTTTTTCGTTCAGTTGATATCTACCAACACTCCACGATTGGCGGGTATGCTCACTATCAAAGTACTTTGTTTGTACTTTGCCGTTTTGCATGAATTTAACCGATCGTTTTCCGACTGGTGTATTCAATTTAGCTTCACGCACATACACATTGGCCAATTCCTTCACAACTTGTTTGTTGAAATTCTGAAGACTGCCCGATTGACTCAGTTTAACCAAGTTACGATTAAATTCAGCAAAATCTTCCATATCAAATTCAACGCCCATGTCAATGCACCTCTAAATTTTCGAGCTGCACCTCTTGATGGGTGTCATATCGTGCAGAAATCGAGGCACTACGAAAAAGTTGCTTCGTATTTCGCCCTATAAGCTCGATTCGAGCCCCTTTGGGTATGATTACATCCGGAGCGGTGAAAAGTACCGTGGTGGTACTAAATTTCGCAATCTCAGCGGTTTGACCTGTAGAGAGAGTTTTATAGCTAATTCTACAAGCAAAAGGACCCTCTCTACTGGCAGTTTTACTCATAATTCCAGTATCGGGGTCCATTGCATCCACTTCGGAGATAACATAGCACGTACAATCGTATAATCGTTCTAACTGCTTTCTAGCAGCATCTACCATCTTAGCCGTCGGAAGCACGCCAGGTCACCCCTTCCATATCCACTCAAAGCGGTGGCCAATTCTTGGAGACGAGATGCCTTGTCGGGTCCTTTAAACTGAACTTCAGTATCGCCCATTTTAATGGAACTCGCCATTTCTCCGTCAGCTTCAATCAATTTATTTTTGTTTGTGGTGATATAGCTGCCAATTACACGATATACGAGAACGTGCTGTAATTCGCTAGGTAACTCTTTCTGATTGATATCATTGAGGATATGTTGTGTTTCCGCATCAATCATATACTCAATGATATTTATATCAGAAATTGCATCATACCCGAGCCACGATTCAAGAATTTGTAAAACTGTCTCTTTCGTGGTCATATTATTCACCTACTATTTTTTGAATGTAGCTTTTACAACTTTGGATTGGTTAGTCAATGCAACAGTGTAGTGTTCGTTAGCGACGAATTTGTCGATACCTTTTTCAGGAACACGATCGTATTCAACAACAACATTACGTTTGATGTAAATTGTAACTGCAGGTAATACAGGTGTACCGTCTTCCACTTCTGCAGTTACACCAACGATGAAGTTGTCGATAGTTGCGCCAGTGTCATTGATGCGGCGAGATGTTACAACACGGCAGCCGGCAATCATACCGATTTCGCCAGTAATCATAACATCGTTACCGTATTTTGTTTTGTCGATGAAATTAGGGTCTTTACGAAGTGTAGTAATTTGAGAAGGTGCTACGAACAAATATTTTTCAACGTAGTCTTCTTCGTTCAATTTGTCTACTGCGGTAACGACACCTTCGTAGGAAATAACTTTAGTATCTGTTGTTGTAAGAGTAGCACCGCCGAGAGCTGTTACTATGTCTTGGTCGATTTTGGAAGCCAAGGATAAACGTAATTGATGAGTAGCTTCGCCTACTGGGTCGCCATACCCGGACAATTTAGCTTCGTCTGTGATATCAACGCGTTTCATCGCCTTTTTAATCTTAGCTTTAGCGACGGATGTGGACATTTGAGTTGCAGTTACTTCTACGCCTTCTGCAATGTCCTCCGCATCACCAATGTAGCCCCAAGCAGGGATAGTGATTTCGTTACCAGGTACGCCTGCCAATGTGTTATCGATTTTAGCGATTGGAGTAAATTTAATAGCTTTAGGTAAGCCTGCGGATACCATGTCCGCCATTACTTGAGGGATAACTTCATTAGCAGTTTGCGTAGGACCTGCTGCGAATGTTTGTAAATTAAAAGAGAATTGTTTATTCATTAGCGTTTCCTCCTGTTAATGAATTGTAAAGATCAATGTCGTTTGCGAATAACTCCGCCCGTTGAGAGTACGTCATTTTAGCGAAGTCTTCTTTAGTTACTGCGCTGCTTGGTGCTTTACCGCCAGGATTACCAGGCGCTACACCTTTAGGGGCAGACGCTTCCCCAAATAAATAAGGATTAGCTTTGGCAACTTCAGCAAGCTGTTCATCTAATCCTTTGATTTTGCCGTCCTTCACTTTTGCATCGGTTAAATCCAATAGCGCACGGACTGCAACGTTGTTTTTAGCTTTTGCGTTAGACAATGCTACGTTCACAATATTGTCGATTTCAAGTTGTGCGATTTTACCCTCGTATTCAGCTTTACGAGTTTCTGCATCAGCTTTCATCGTTTCAATTTGTTTCGCAAGCTCCGCATTATCTGCATTAGATTTTTTGAGGTTATCAATCTCGCTGTTAAGAGTCGTGAGTTCCCCTTTTACGGATTTGAGTTCCTCATTCTTAGCATTGAATTGATCCTTAGACACATAATTCTTGCCATAGTCTTCAACGACCTTAGCAGTCTGTTCTTCAGTTAATCCTAGTGCTAACAATTCTTCCTTAGTCATAGTGACCTCCTTAAAAAATACCCATTTCGCTTTATTTTCGTGAGCCACACCTCACGGCTACGGTCTTGTTAGTTATCGCCCAACAATACTAAAATGGCAATAAAAAAGCAGCGTTTCCGCTGCTAATTGATATATTCTTTTTCCCATTCCTCGTAGGTAATCTCTCCGTCAAAATCAGTACTTTTATCGTTCTGATTTCTACCTGTTCGAGTGCCTTCGAGTCCTGGGATATATGGGATTGTAGTGGACCGGCAATAGCAATGAAACGGTGGAACGGTTACGCCTGGTTTAGCATCGACGAGACGAACACGTTTTCGGTCCATGCGTCTGCAGATAGAAGATGTATGGCTATCTAGTGTAGCCAGTATTTCTAGTTCTTCGACGTCCTGTTCTTTCATGCTATCAAGAAACCCTTGCTCGTGAACCCGTGCAGTCTCTGTTTCGATTAATCGCTTAGCGTTACTGTAGGATGTCTTCATCCGCTTATGCAGATTATCCGCCATCGTGTCCGCCCCTTGTCCGATAATAAGGGCTTGGGTGAAATCATTCTGCAAGTTAGCTACTAGCTTACTTGTATCACCCCAAATCCTACTACTGAAGTCCTTGCCATCACTCGCCCATTGACTGTGAACCACGCTATCAACACGCTTACTATCGATCGTATTAATAGGTGAGTATTCTCCGCGTTGCGTCTGCACTGTATATGCGGACTTATACGCGGAGGACTGATACACATCTTTCAACAGGTCGTTAAGTGAAATACTCTGCTTTTGAGCCAGTATTTCAAGCTCGTGAACCACGTTGATATACAGCATCTGTTCACGGCTTAACCGCTCACGAATGGATGCGTTTGATAGCATTTGTTGATGTTCTTCAGATACGCCGAGTTTCTTAGCTTCTGCCTTAAACTCAGCCAAATCCATTTTAAAGGCTTTCATCTCATAGGCGTTCAGTAGTTTCCTTGCTTCGGCTAGTTGAAGTCCGTTTTCTGTGGCGAACCTACGATACCAATCGTTGATAGCCTTTTCTATCCTGCGTAACGCCCTGGCGTAGTTAGCTTTGATTTCCGCATCGGTGAGATTCGCTCTTTGAAACGATTCATCTAGTAACCGCTCATACCGTTTCTCCCAGTAATCATTCGCCATCAGCCTCACCGCCGTTCGGTACAACAAAATCTGCTGTTACTTCGGACTGTTCCTTTTTTACTTTCGCAAGCTCTTCCGCAGCATCTGTCGTCCACGGATGATTTGCGATAATGGTTTCATTGGATATGATGCCAACGGAATTCTTACAGTTGTTAATCGTATCACCTTCATTAATAGGTAAGTCACGATTAAAGATGAAGTCCACTTCTTCAACTGTGTTTTGATTTGTTAAACCGCGATACGTGTTAACGAACCACATCAAATCATGCAAGCTAGATTTAAACTCTAGCTCCATTTCATTGGCATCTAAATCAATATCAGAGTACATCGACATAATGTTCATCTGATTAGGATTGTTGGCCATGCGATCGTCTTTAGCATCAAAGCCCCGGCCGTTCTCGATAATGGCTTTACGCAAAATGTTAATCAGTAATTGGTAATTGTCGCTATTCACCTCTATTTTTAAGGCCTTAACGTCCCCGTTAACACCATCTACTGTGCGAACTTTGATTGCCCCATACGAAGCAAGATTTTGGCGGAACTCAGCGAGATTTTCGCCGTCATAGTTCTGTAGTATCAAAATTGTGCTGCGGATATCCTCTTCCATATTATCTTGGAAGTTGGATAGTAATCGGTTAAGTGCATCCTGTAAGGATTTAACCTTAACGATAAGCGGTTGCTCAAATTCATTCGCACGGAACATAATGAGAGGAATACGTTCCCAGTTATACGGTTTATCAGCAATAGCAAAATTGGCAGTATTTTCTTTATCTGGATCAGGAAGTAAACGCTCCGTATCCCATATGTAATACTGAATACCATTCGGTGTGTAGTATTCCACTTTGTGAATGGTCTTAGTTTCTAGTCCTGTGTAGTACTCGATATCGTACAAGTATAAGAACGCATCTAGTTGTGTGTGCTCCTCATCCGCCCAAAATGGTAAAACCTGATGCGGTTTCATCATCTTAAACTTTAGCGCGCCATCGATGCCAATGTAAGGATGGATATACGCCTTTCCTGCCATCGTTGCGAATTTACCGACTGACTTTAATAAGCGTTGGAATTGAATACCAAACATCTTATCGAGCTCGTCATCATCGGTGTTAATATCCAATGGCTTAGACAATAAGTAGTTAACCTTTTGGTCTACTAAATCATCAAATCGGTTATCCACAATCTGATTATTAGGAACGCCCTGTAACGCTATTCGCATATTACCCTCGCCAATAACGTATCGTTGCTTATTCAAAATGTCATGTTTACCGTCGTAATAATCAATAGCAGTACACATCGTTTTCCGCTGTTCGCTACCTAGAAAATTACGCAGTTGTGCTTGTAGGAACTCGCGTTCCGACATAGTCGCTGAACCTTTTATGATGCGGTCCCACAGCTGAGATAATATCAATCAAACGACCACCTTTCTACATTAATATCTTCCAAACCATACCGCATAGCATCCATAGCATGGTTATTTTCGTCTTCAGGTTTCCCTGTGTATTTCTCAAAGCGATCCTTCGCCCATTGGTACGTGGATAACTCACGCAGCACATTAACGCATCTTGGGTGAACGATTAATTCGTAGTCTTGTATCCTTTGAATGCCATTCAATATACTGTCCTTGCCCTTGCGGGCCCTGGTTATCCCTTTTAGCCCTGCCTGGTACAATTCCTCAATAGATTTAGGCTCGGCGCTATCAGCCCTTATCTTCTCTTTTGCGTACCCCATATCAATAATACGGGATGCTAATTGTTGATTAGTGAGCCCTGTTTCGTACAGCTCATCGAATATGTAGATTTTCTTATGCTCCATATCAACTAGCATGCACACTAGCGCTGTAGGGTCTACCGTATAACCAAAATCAAGGCCAAACGCGGACTTGATACCGGTTTGACCTCTAATATAATCAACACTAAATTCTTGTTCTTTCCAGTTTTCGTAAACCAGACCCTCAACAACGCCCCAGTTGCCGAGCCCTGCTACTTGGTACCGCTTAGGGTTCTTCTTCATCTCTTCGAATAACACTAAGTCAGAGTCACTCAGGAACTCATTGCACAGGTAATTCGTTGTCATGGCTAATACATTATCACTAGGTTCATCAAAGAAACGTTTCTTTAACCAGTGCCTATCTGACCACGGGTTAAACGTTAAGACTACCTGGTGATACAAACCTTCAGGCAACTGGCCGCGAATAGATTCATCCAGTCTGTTGAATGCATCCTCGCTCATAATCTCGTAGGCTTCTTCAATCCACAGCCTACACAAAGCGCCAACTTCTACGGTAATGGATGTAACCTTTAAAGGATCATCGAGACCACGAAATAGGATTTTCTGACCGGTCGGGAGGTACGTTATTTCAAGTGGCGATACGGAACATTTGAAGTACCGCTCCACTTTCAACTGGCGCATAGCCCATTTAAGCTGCGCGAAACAACTGTCACGCAAAGTCCGTTCTGTCTTACGAACGACTAGCCAGTTTATACAAGGGTTCTCCATTATCTCCATAATAACTTTTAGAGACTGTGTAGACGACTTCTTACTGGCACGACTGCCCTTGACTACTTTATAGCGACCTTTGAACCGCCAAAAAGCACCGTATCCCTTGCCTACGATATCGGGCAAGTACACTCTGTTAGTCTGCAATATCGTCACCACCTACGATAAGTACGGGCTTAATATCGATAGTTGTATCACCGCTGAGTATTCTATGGCGTTTAGCCATAAGTTCCAGGGCTTTCAACCTAGATTTCTCATCCGGGGGTTTATCGATAATTCGAGCTTTGGAACATCCTTCTCCTGTGCCCTCGATAACCACTTGTTTTTCATTTGAGAGCCCCAGGGCAATTCTTGTTAACTCATACTCGACTTGCTGAGCCGTCATGATGTTTTCATTGAAGTAGGCTTCCCGTAATTCAGAAACCCTTGTTTTGATGTTAACTATTTTAAGCAATTTAGATGCTTGCGCACCTGCTGTTTTTTCAGAATAACCGGCTCGAATAGCAGCTTGCGTTGCGTTCATATCCTTGATGTATTCATTACAAAATTTTTCGTGTTTCTTGTTCTTTAACTCAGCCACTATCTCACCTCCTGGCTATCTTAATACATCACGGCTGTTTCTCTTAAATCGGCCGTGCGAACGAGTGCATAATCCACAATTACTTTTATGTGCGTGGTCATGTGTGATATACGTTTGACACAGGCCGTCGTATTCAATTAGTTGCGCTGTGCAAACGCCGTTTTTGTTATTCAGGCATTTACGTTTAATGCATTTGACTTCTGTGCTCATACCTTCTCACCTTAATACTTTGTACGCTCAAATCCGATGACTAGTTGGTTGTTGTTAGGCTATATAGTTATTGGAGGACTACTAGTTCTAGTCATCAGATGTCAGCGTACAACGATACAGGGCAAGCTCATAATGTATAAGCTTAGTATTATTCTGTGGACAAATTCGGCTCGCCCTGGTTTCATTGTGCGGTAAATTTCATTTTTACATATTAGCTCTCTTTAGCTTACGCGATCGCCCTCATCACAAATACGGGCCCTTGTATTTATAATGATACATACAACAAAAAGCACGGTCTTCATCACCGTGCTTTCTGCTGAGTTGTGTATAAGAGAGGATTTGTGTTAGATGACTAATGACACCTTTCACAACTACATTATACTATGTCAAGTCGGTTCATTTAAGTCCAAAGTACTCCAAAACACTCCAAAATACTCCACTATGAGAGGAGTTCCCCTAGCTCGTTCAACGCTTTATTTTTTAAATTGAAGTAACTGCTTTTTTCGTAATATATCATCGCTTGTACTTTCTTAGGAAATGCTCCGTTAATGTATTCTTGCGACAATATAATACGCCCTGGTATACATTCTATCTTTTCAATTAAAGCCCTTGCTTCTTCCCTTTTTGCAATAAGCTTTGCTATCTCCCGTTTTTTGGTATCGACTGTATCAACAAGTCTAGCCACATCGCTTTCAAGCCCTACTGGAGTACCACCCCCCGATACGCGGTCTTTAGAATAATCAATCGCCGATAAGGTGATGATATCATACTGCAGTTTGCGAATATCTTGCCGTAGCGATTGAATTCGAATGGCTATCATCTTTATATCTTGCAGATACGCCGATGCCTTTTCTTTATAGTCACTCATGCTGCATTACCTCATTGATGTACCGGTCTAAGTACCATCTTGCTTTTTTTAGGTCTTCGAGTTTGTCACCCTTATACCCTGCTCGTGCGATGTACTTGATAACATTACCTAAATGATATGGAAGCTGTTGATCCTCGATAAAATCGATAACCTCAATCTTACCACGTGTGTAGTGCGAAGGGTGATTGATGACATCTTCTTCAACGACCTTAACTTCAGGCTCCTCAAGCGTATTAGCTATCATATTTGCAAGAATCACGTCTACTTCTTTTCTCTTAGCTGCCATATTCGCAAGAACCACGTCTACTTCCTTCTTCTTAGGTACCTTCGAATACTTAGGTAGACACTCCGGACAGTATTTAGGCCAACGACCTTGCGCCTTTTCTTTTTTGTGGGTGAAGGTTACGCCACATCCCTCACAGGTTAACTCTTTACTCACGCCTGCGCCAGGAGGTGTCATAACTTTTTCACACTCGGGGCAATAATCCTCGTGTGTTTTTACTGTAAATGTGTCTCCGCATCGTCTACATTTCTTTTGCATAGCTTTACTCCTTATACAATTCCTTACGATATTTAATAGCTTCTAAAAGGGCATCTTGCCCAGCTTCTTTGCGTTCTAAGGCTTTCATGACTTGCTCGTCCATCGTGCCCTTTGTTACTAGGTGGTGGATAATCACGGGCTGTGTTTGTCCTTGTCTATGAAGTCGTGCGTTAGCTTGTTGGTACTGCTCTAGGCTCCAAGTTAACCCGTACCATACGATGATATTGCCCCCGGCTTGTAGGTTTAAACCATAGCCAGCTGATGCGGGATGCGCCAATAACATTTGTATCTTGCCCTTGTTCCACTCAGCTACATCATCATCGGTCTTTAGCTCGACCGCTTTCGGGAACGCTTCTTTAATCGATTGAAGGTCATGTTTGAAGTTATAGAACACTAACATCGGTTTTCCTTCGTTCGTCTCTACCAATTCTTTCAATCGTTCAATCTTCTCGTTATGGACGACTACGATTTCACCTTCGTCGTTATAAATGGATCCATTCGCCAGTTGTAACAATTTACCGGCGAGTGCTGCTGCATTCAATGCGCTCACATCGTCATCACTGGCTAAGCTAAGCACGTGCTCACGTTCCATCTGTTTATAGAGTTCCCATTCTTTGGGGCTCATCTCTACTGTGATAACGTTTTCGATACGTTCAGGTAGTGTAAGATAGTCCTTCGCTTTTAAGCTCATACAGATATCTTGCATCTTGCTGAATATCGCCTTATCTCCGCCAGGCAGTAGTCGGTAGCTATACACGACGTGCCCGTTTGTTTTGTCCGGGGTAAAATACCTGGTGCGATATTCAGTAATCGTCTTACCTAATCGTTCACCACCATCTAAGAGATACATTTGCGCCCAAATATCTAATAACGTATTCGGTGCCGGTGTACCTGTTAGTATGACGATACGCTTAAACAAAGGACGGAGTTTTCGTATCGCCTTAAACCGTTTAGCCTGTGGGTTCTTAAACGAAGAACTCTCATCGATAACTAACATATCGAAAGGGAACGATTTTTTCTTACGATAGTACTCATATAACCATTGCACGTTTTCACGATTTATCACACAAACGTCAGATTCACTCTCTAAGGCCTGTATGCGTTCCTTCTCGGAACCTAACACCTTAGCCACCGTTAAACGTCTTGTAGCACTCCATTTTTGCGATTCTTGGGCCCATGTAGATTCTGCTACCTTCTTAGGTGCGATGAGTAATACTTTTTTAATGTCAAAGTAATCATACATAAGCCGGTCAATCGCAATAAGGGTAGATATGGTCTTACCTAACCCCATATCCAGTAACAATCCGTAATGCGTATGATCAATGATTCGTTGTATTGCAATGCTTTGATACTCGTGTGGATGAAAGTCCATGTATCGCCCTTTCCATATCTTCAACAAATAACTTGGCGTCAGACATCCCGGTTACCACAAACACCAAAGCGCCTTGCTTTCGTAATCGTGAAATCTGTACCCGTTGGTTAGCCATTAGCTTCCCTGTTGTATCCTTTAACTCGACGAATATAACACCGCCTCCAGGAAGTACAATAATCCGATCCGGGACACCGTCATTTCCAGGTGATACGAATTTCATATATATGCACCCCAATTTTTTGAGTTGATTTCCTAACCAACGTTCGATGTCTTTTTCCAGCGTTCTCACCTCGTTCTCAATAAAAAATCGGCAACAGGCCTCCGCCCATATAAAATATGGCTTCATCGGGGTTGTGTTGCCGATGTTGGCGTTTTTTTTCTCATATATATATATACGCGTATTTGCGTTTTTTACGTGTATACGTATACAAGCACTTATTCATATATTTATTATTTTTAATTAATAGTAAATAATTGGCAACATAGGCAACAAATTGCATTTAAGATAGATAACAACTACACAAAACGTGTTGCCGATTTTGTTGCCACACGTGTTGCCGTTGCCGATTTTTTAGGATATATTAAAGTTTATCGATGTATAGAGATGTATAAAAACTATTTCGATAAAGCTCAATATTATAAAATCAGCTAATCGGCAACAAAAATCGGCAACACGATTATTTACGATTTTTAGATATCGTTTTAGCCTTGTTTTGGAGTGTGCTCGTGTCTCTAACAAACGCTCTTTGCACGCCGTACATTTTTCCAAAACGCATCTTACCAACGCTCTTTGAATAAGGGCTCCACCCTTTAATAGACTGCAAAATGTCAATGATTTCTCTTGCTTTTGCGTTCTGTAGGTTCTTCCTGTCGCCCTCCATCACTTCACACCATATCTCAAGGGCACAAACCCTTTCCCGCTGCACTGAACCACAATAGTCGTCATCGCCATAATTAGCGACATAATCTCGTCTATCGTAGATATCCATTGTCTCCCAATCTTCAGGAAGTAGCATTTCGAGGTATTCCTCAATGAGTCCCACGAGTTCACCGCCTTCAGTGTGCGATAATTGAATTCTAAGGGCTTCTTCTTCAAGTTCACCCTCTAATACGAGAGGTTCACCTTCCGCCCAATACGTGAACGCTTCCGCCCATAATTGGTCAATTTCTTCATTTGCCAACTCCCAGGCGTTCTTAGTCTTGCGGTCCTTATCCCCAGTGATTGGCCAAAATCGGCGGTTACCGGTACGGTCTTTTAGGAACATAAGATTATTGGTAGAACCAGCGAATACACACTGGCGTGGATACTCTTCAGTCCGTCTACCGTAAGGTGAGCGGAACCGGTCAGAGGTACGGCTGATAAAGGCCTTAACGATTTCGTTATCGTTCTTATACGTAGGTGCAAGTTCAGCGAGTTCATTGATCCATGAGCCCTGGATTTGTTCGAGGGCATCTTTGGTTTTGATATCGACTAAAGAATTGTTAAACCATTTACGGCCTAACCGCTCTAGGATTAATGATTTACCGAGCCCTTGAGAGCCATATAACACAATCGCTGTATCGAACTTAACGCCAGGTTCCATTACTCGTGCGATGGCACCGCACATCCATTTACGTGTAACCGCTCGGATGTATTCGGTATCTTCAGCACCGATGTAGTCGATAAAGAGGGGATCGACTCTGCATTCACCGTCCCAAGTTAAACCAGTTAAGTACTGGCGTACCGGATGGAACTTGTTATCTTGCGTTACTTCCTGCAAGGCATCGTCGATAATACCTTTACCCTTGATAAGGTATTTTGTAGCGAAGTAGTTACGTAGGCACGCATCGTCGGTGTCCGTCCAGTAAGGGGTTTCATCCTTACCTCGCCACGGAAGATCGTCAATCACGACTAACCGATGTGCGAATTCATCAAGACGGATTTTACCTTTTAATGCGGGGTCCTGTTTAAGTACTACTAAACAGTTGAACACATCAGACTCGGGAGTACCGTTTTTATCACGTTTGAGTTTAGATAAAAAGTCCTCTTCTTCATCTGTGATATCGTCAAACTCCATATCATCCATACGTTCTTTGTCGAGCAAGATTGGTGCTGCACCGTCTTCGTTGACGAAATCTATCATGTCTTTGTAACTTGGTAATTTGGTGACGCTAGTCTCATCTGCCGGGTCCTTCTCTCCGAATAAGTGGATCCGGACAAGGTCGAAGGCATTAACGAGTTTACCGCTGATAGGGTCAGTTGCATGGTTGGAGTAAGCAAAAGTATCGTTATCGTAGATTACTAAACCACCTACTGAGCTACCTGCTATATACGTGTATCGGTCTTCGACCGCTGTAGGTTCATAGACTTCAGGGAGAAACTTATGTATCGCTTCCGTGATACTGTAGCACCTACAAAAAGCTCCAATAAGGCCTTTTTTCTCTAATGGATTGCCTTGCTTCTTGGCCGCATCAAGGCGAATTTGTGATTCCTTTTCCGATGTTGGCCAAAGACTCGTATCACGCCAGTCTCTGTAGGTGCTCAAATAGGTATCTACTGAAACTAGAGAGCCTTCGCTGTGTAGGTACACGTACTCGACATCCTTAGGATGGCTTGGCCAATACATAAGCCGTTCAGCCTGGTGTGTGGATGGGTCGAAGAAATCAATACCGATGTTATCCGCAATCCGTCTCGAGACTGCTTGATACTCATCCGGTGTCATAGGTCTATCGACTGGGATAATTACGCGATATCGTGGATTGTCAGCCGTGTGGCTGTGCGTACTGTAGAGTACGTACTCCATACCGCCTAATTCCATATCTAGGTCTACGATGAAATCTTCACCAGGATTATCCGCATCAAGGGTAATCAAGTACCGCTCTTTAACAGAGCCTCTTACCCGTCTACCATTTTTAGGAATATAGCCACCTACAAAACCACCGACGTCTTTCTTTTGACCTTGATCAGCCTTAGACATCTTGGCGTATTCAGCAGCCGTTTCATTTGTTACAGTTGGCTCAGCCAATTTATTGGCCAAAGCACTCCAAGTCATTTTGTCAGACTTCCAGCTACGGGCGGAGCGGCTTTTGCCCGTAGCTATGATGATATTTGTATCCATGTTACATCGCTCCTCCCTTCGCAAATTGGATATCTCGTACATACCCCGGAACGCTTAATCCGTGAGAGGTAACCCACTGACTAACAGCCCCATTGATAGCGTGGTCTTCATATACACCACGATTGTTTTTAAGTTTAGCCTGGTGTATCTCTACGAAGTCATCCGCATCATTAACGGGGTTAACCTCGATACACGCTACCGGCTCGTTACATTTATAGACACCTACGATAGCACAGGTTTCAGCTTTTACTTTTTTGATATAAGAACTTACGCAGTTGTTAAGCTGTATACCCATATCAATGATGCCGTGAGTAGAACCAATCGCCATAAATCGATAGCCGTTAACCATATCGGCTAGCACACGATGTGCTTTTCGTTGCTGTACGATTTCGTCTTCTACTTTGTCAAACTTTTGCATTCTCGAGATGGTATCATGTAGACTACGCACCTGGATGCGACTACTCCACACCTCTTTACGGCGACTTCTCGATAACTCAAAATACATACTAGCTGTATCTCTGATATCGTGATAGGACGGCGCATTCCGAATGAATAAGAACGCCTGGCGCTCGCCGTATTGATAGCTAAGGATGTTAACAAATTTACGAATGATGGATAAGTCGAGGTCATTACGCCATAAAGGCCAAGACTGAATATATCTCGTATTATCAGAGTTATCTTTGATGACATCGACCATAGCCTTTTGATAGTCCTTGTTCTTAAATAACGTAGCCATAACTTTAATGATCTTCGTATAGAAGAACGGTCTATCATGTAATAACCTTCTAACCCATCTAGCATCGGGTAAGTTGTGCGCCTTGATTAGAGCCTGTACAAAGGATTCACCGTTTATAGTTAACTCTAATACGTTACCCATGCCGATATTCTCATTAGGGAACGCCCGATTATAATAATCATCATAGTCTCGTTTAAGGCTATCATTGATGGCAGGTGCATCAGGGGCTTCTAGTTTCCATACTAAGTTATGAAGTAGGTTATCTAATGCCCCATACTTATTAGTAACTTGTACACCTTGCCGAATAGATTTGACTTTATAGCCCACTACCTTGGATAGTTTTTCAAAGAATACTTCTTTTAATACCTTAGCAAAGCGTTTCAACTCATCCTGGTAGTTATGCAGCCTGCAGTTTGGTATGGTCACAATCCACAGTAAAGGTAAAAGGCCATTTCTAAAGCCCGAAGGTGAGACTGTCGACTTTTCGACGACATCGCTGCGTGAGCGTTTCTTAAGTATGATAAAGGTTTTTCTTTGTTTGAAGTCGAACCGTACCACATCGATGACATGAGATTTATAACCTTTGTATATCATCCCTGTATCGCCGTCGGCATACACTGTGTCGTACTCAAATTGCACGTCCAGTTTATCGCCCCTATCTATAATTGATAGGTCCAGGGATAAAGGAACGGTGGCGCTATATCCAACTTCCGCAGTAAACCCTTTAGCGTGGATCAACTCCCCACATCTTGGGCAATAGAACTCTTCTGATTCCCTGCAAGGCACTATTCCAAACCCGTTTGACTCCATAGGCCATAGGTTAGCGAAGGAGTGTCCGCAAGGTACGTGGTAATGGCTTGCAGGGGTAAATGGTGAAACTTGTTTGCGCCGCACTAGGTCGTACAGCTGTTGTACTTGTAGATTGAATAAGACCTTCATAAGGCGCTATCCTTTCTTATAACAACTCGTCTAAATCGTCTTCTTCTGCAGGTGCTTCATCAACTACTACAGGCAAGGTTTCTTCTACTGGTTCTTCTTTCTTCTTAGCTGAACGCTTGCGCTTTGGCTTTTCTTCAGCTTTTGGCTCTTCTGTAACTGTAGTTTCTTCCACCTTTGGAGCTTCCTCAGTTTTAGGAGCCTCTGCTTTCTTGCCATTTAATACCTTAAGACCTAAATCGCAAGCAGCAATACAGCCCTCGCAGTATGCCATAGCCGAATCTTTACGCTCACTCGCTGGTGCATCTTTTACGAGTTCATATAAGCCGTCGATTGCTTCACGTTGTTGTTGAATTTGTTGTTTTGAGAGTTTCATAAGAATTGTCCTCCTAATCCTTCATGTAGTAAGGGTTTTCAAACCCTGCTGCGTTTAATATGAGCCCTTCATTCCAGGGTTCAGGTTCACACATAATATCTATAACTTCTTCTAAACTGCCTTCGCCTATTGGCGCTTCGATAACCACTTCGTCGTGGATGTGGGCTACAATTTTGTAACCGGCTTTGGCCAGTCTGAGCATTGCGGCCGCTAAGCAATCTCTTGCTACAGCCTGCACAATGTTTTCGACGAGCTTTCCACCGTAGGTTTCAACCCTGCCCCATGTATTCTTAACCTGATCCATACCGTCATACTCAATCGATTCACTACCGAACCGGTTAAGCCCAAGTCTAGGTCTTGCATAGGCAAGTCTTCGACCTGACGGCAATTCGATGAACAGGAAGCCTTTCGATTTAAAGAATTTAATATTGCCTTGTCTAATTCGTACGGGTTCTCCTGTTTTCACTACTTGCTTTGCTGCGCTGTCTGCATCTTTCCAAAATCTCGTAATTCGTGGGCTAGCTTGTCGCCATGCTTCGATGATACCTGGTAGCTCCTTTTCAGGAATTTCTCCTTTAGTATCCATCGCTTTCATGGCTCCTACACCGCCACCATACCCTAACGCTAACTCTGCCACCTTACCTTTTTGCCGTAGGTGCCCATTAACACCGTGCTTCTCAACTGGTACGTGGAACATGCTTGATGCGGAAGCGCAGTAGATGTCTCCGCCTTGAGCGAATACATCTTGGCGCCACTGCTCGTGAGCAAGCCAAGCAATAACACGGGCTTCAATAGCACTAAAGTCAGCTACAATAAATCGGTGTCCTTCTTCTGCTACTAAAGCGGTACGGATAAGTTGCTTAATCACGTCGCCAGGATTTCCGTAAAGTAGGTCTAGCATTTCTACGTCTCTACTTTTAAGAACTTCCCTTGCGGTGTCTAGATCTTCTAAGTAGTTACGAGGGAGGTTCTGTAGTTGTACTACACGACCCGCCCATCGTCCACTACGCATCGCCCCATAAAACTGAAGCATGCCGTGGATGCGACCATCTGAGCATACGGCGTTTTTCATGGCCAAGTATTTTTTGATGGAGGAGTTACCGAGCACCTGTCTATTTTGCAGTACCTTGCGAACATCAGAGGGGATATCCTGAGCTAAGAGGTTTGATACATCGTCTTTTCGCATTGTTTCTAGATCATATCCCAATCTTGCCGTTAGCCACTCTTTAAGTTGCATGGTACTGTTCGGATTCTCTAATCCTGTTAATATCTTGGATGACTCGGTAGCTTCTTCCACGATTTCGTCGTTACAAGCAAGCGCTGCATCGACGAGTTCCATATCTACTTTCACGCCTCGCCAGTTGATATCTTGGTCTAATAACCAGTACTCATGCTCGATAGCAGGAGGCTTTAATGAAAGTAAGCGTTTACGAATTGCCTTTTCTACTACCACGTCCTGGCGGTTATACTCAATGTATTCCGCCCATTTCTCAGGTGCATCCTCTGGCATATTTCGTGTCTTAGGATTCGTCTTAGTTGGCTTACGTGGTACAGAGAAAAACTGAATTAAGCGTTTACCTCTTGAGTCTTTGGCTTCTCCTAATTTCAAAGCCTTAGACACGTTATCGAGGCTTGCAGGTAAACTACAGTACAGGGCAAGTACCGACGTACATTCCCAGTTCGTATAGTCCGCATCAGGGAAGTACTTCTTTAGGCACAGCATTTCAAATGCTGCGTTAAAGGCGGTCTTTGTAATTTCCTTGTTATATAAGGCATCCACTACCCTTTCAGGTAGTGGATCCTTTGTCATATCAATTACTTCGACCGGTTCGTCATCGAAGCTGTAGGCAAAGAGCAGTATTTCAAATGTTGTATCATCAACGTATCGCTGGGCCCCATATTTAATAGGGCAGTTAGAATACGTTTCCACATCAATACTGAGCTCCATATATGCCTCCTTAGATTAAATCGTCATCGTCTAGGTCTCCTAAATCGTCGTCCCCGAAGTCGCTAGCAGATACGTGAACACCACCGAGGCGGTCACCATCTTTAACTTTACGAACACCATTTAGACCAAAGCCTACACCTTTTTTACCGTTGAAGTTGTAGGCGAATACAGAAAGCGCTACCTGCGCGTACACGCCGGAGTAAATTTCTTCTTCGATGTCGAATTGGTCCATCTTGATTTTGTCACGAGTGAATACGATAGGTTGTTTATCGCTATTCGCATTGATGAAGAATTTACCAGCGTATGTTTCAGGTTGGTCTGCTACTGCTTCGTCTGTATCACCATCGCGTAAGTTCAATTTTAGGTATGCTGCTTTACCTTCTACCTTAGCTACTGCTTTTGGATCAGCCTTAAGGTCTTCGATAGCACGTTCAAATGCTTTGATTGTTTTCTTATCTGTTTTATCGATGATGATTTGGGAACTATATTTTGCTTTGCCGTCGTCGTTTTTACGAGGTTGAGCGATGTTTGCATAGGAAAGTCTTACGATACCAGTTGTTAATTTAGCCATTGTTACGGTCTCCTTCTTTAAATGAATTATTTGTTAGCTTCTACTTCAGTCATTAATTTGTTTACGAGTGCTTCAAGTTTACTGATGCGGCTTTGTGCATCTTTAGCTTCTGCTACATAGTCAGAACCTTTACCAGTTTTGAATGCTACGTTTACGGTGTATTGGTTCTCACCGCCTAAAGTAGCACCAAAGCCAAGCATGATACGTTCATTAGGTCTAGCGAATACGCCGAGCGCTACTGCATTACTGTTACGGTAATGGCCGTAACTTACAGCGTAGCTGACCTTGTCATTTCTGTTGAAATCGAGTGGATGTAATCCTGCAAGTGCTGCGGAACTTGCGCCTAATTTGTTAACACGTTGGCCAAGATTGTTGACTTTGTTGTTAATGTCATTAGCCATGCTGGTAGAACGATGTTCCAAATCAGTAATGCGCCCTTCGTGATTGTCTGCCACATGTTCTAGGCTTCTAATATCCGCAGTATTAGCGGTTACCTTTTGACCAAGGGAATTGATAGCAGATGTATTACCATTGATGCGGTTAGTATTGTTGGCGATTGCAGTAGTATTACCTGCGATAGCTTGTTCATGATCGTTCACTGCATCGCCTAACATGTTCAAACCGATTGCCACATCTTTAATGTTTTGCTTGTTTTTAGCAATTTGTTTAGCGTTAGTTTCGATTTCATCAATCGCAGCGAATAGCTGGCTACCATTGATAGCGTCTAATGAATCAGCGGCGATTTGACCAGCACTAACATTCGTAAGTTGGCGGTTGTATTGAGTTACTCCGCCCGCACCAGCACGGGCTTTAGAACCAAAGGACACTACGCTTGCTGGTTGTTCACCAGCAAATACGTGCTTAGTGCCATTAATTGTGATACCATCAACGCCAACGGCGCTATCTGTAACGCTGTTAGTGCCGATTGCCACCGCATTCGCTTGGTCAGCAATCGTGTTGTTACCAAATGCAACGGCGTCAGTGGCTAAGGATTTGGCGTGAGTGCCAAATGTAAGAGCGCCTTGACCATTAGATTCAGAATTAGAACCGAACACTAATTGCTCTTTGTCTGCACCAATTTTATTATTGTAGCCGACTACGGCGGATTGCCCGCCAGCCACTGTGCCATTGTTAGCGCCGACAACCACAGTATCAGCGCCTGTAACATTATTAGTTCTGCCTAATACTACAGAAGATTCACCGGATACAAATGCACCATTGCCAATAGCTACACTGTCATAGCTAGAAACACGAGCTTGATTGCCGATGGCTACTGTGTATTCCACCAGGCTTTCGGCATGAGAGCCAAAGGCAAAGGAGTTACGACCTGCTGCAGTAGCGTTATTACCACCTGCGAAGCCATTTTCACCAGTTACAGTATTATTTGTACCGAACGCTAACGCATTATTAGCGTCGATGTTGTTTTGGAAGCCCCATACTGCGGAGCTTGTAGAAGTTGCGGAGATAGTATTATCTGTACCGCCTACTGTGTTATTACTAGTTGCGCCAACTACGTTTACTGCTAACGCGGAAATTGCTAGTGCTGTTGTTAAAGTTTTATTCATCTCTTATACCTCATCTTCAAATTCATTCATCATTGTTTCAACTGTATTAATTGCAGGGCGTTTATCGCTTTCAGGTACAAGCGTAGGCTTGCCCTCCGGTTTATCGATATAGGATTCTAGGTATTCGGCAACGCCCTTTTTGCCAAGTACCTTTTGTAAGTTCGTGATACCTTCGAGTTCACGTGGTTTGAAGATGTCCTCTTCTTTGTAGCCGTTATCGAGTAATGTTTTAGCTGCAGCTTCTGGATCCGTAATTGTACGTCTTGATGTACCTTCCACTAATTTATATCCAGGCCATTGCTTTTCACCCGATAATGCCTTCTCATATGCAAAGTCGTAAACACCTTTAATCCACTTTGTGATTAAGTCTTTCATCGCTAGAATGTCGGATACTTCGCTGTCAGTGAGTAATTGATTGAGCTTACCGCCATTCTTGTAGAATGTAGCAAGGCAAGTATCTGCCAATGCTCGGCAGGTGTGCCGTGCTTTACAGAAGTTACAGTAATCGCAAGGTGTACATTCGCCGATACCTTCCCAGGCACGTTGTGCAATAGGTTTGATATCTTCGCCCCAATCTAGTAATTCTTCGAGTGCCAGTTCATCGGTAGACACACTATCGAGTCTCGGCTGAACGATCGTCATGCGAACTGTTTTGATGTCATACAAGTATTCGTTAACGTCGTAAGCACCTAATGCGTAGAGTCGCATTTGTGTGTTTTCGACGGCACTAACAGGAACACCTTTGCCATACTTCAAGTCAATCACTTCCAGGATGCCATCGGCTACGATTACCATGTCACCGGTGCCGAAGCCTTCCGGTACCCATCTAGAGAAGTCGAGCCGTGCTTCAATCATGGCTTCCGCATCAGAGGAACGAGCACGAGCTTCGTTTACCTTTTCTTCGCAAATGTCGACATACCGGTTGACGGCTTCTATCATTTCAGCGGAGTAGTCGTCTAGCCTAGGGGCTTTTTTACCTTCAAGCTTATGCAGAAGAATTGCTTCTGCCAGGTCATGTGCTACAGTACCTTCCGCAGCATACGGAGATTGTTCATCAGGGAACATCGCTTCTAGTCTTGCTGAAGGAGTACATACTAGCCACCTGGCACTACTTGAAGCGCCTAGTAAAGCGTGTTTCTTAGCCACGGCTATTCACCCATTCCATAATTTGAATACGTTGTTCATCGGTAGCAGATGTTACCTTTTCAGCGCCGATACTATCTAAGAAGGCTTTGAATTCGCCTTTAGCTTTCGTTTTATCAGTAGCTTTTGCCATTACGTCTTTCACTGCTTCACGAGTTGCTTCAAGGCTTGGTACTTCTTTTTCAGGTTCTACTGTAGGCGCGGGTTCTTCCTCAGGGGCTGGTGCTTCTTTAACAGGTTCAGGAGCTTCTTCTTTAACTGGTTCAGGAGCTTCCTTCTTAGCTGGTGTTTCTTCTTTAACTGGAGCGCCTACGATGGATTGGTATAGGTCTTTCACTTCTTGTTCTAATTCAACTGCTTTATCTACTGTGATTTTTAACTCGATCATTGTTCTATTCCCTTTCGGTTTAACTATGTGATATACTTTAAATGGATATTTTTCTATGCGCCCTTTAGCATTGCCGTGCTTTGGGGTGCTTTTTTTTGTGCCCAGGTGCTCGCACTCATCAGGAATGCAGTAATCTCTATTAGGGCACGTTGTACAGTCTCGCAATGTTCTCACCTCCTTTCACTAGGCACGTTTGGATAAACGTGTTATTCTATTTACACACGGATGTATGTCTTTGCAGTTATCGCACACTATACGGGGCTTACCTGTCAGGTACGACCAATTTGTGTAAGGACTTTTAATCCTTTTATTACAGAAGGAGCATCGTTTATCGTTCATACTCTTTTAACTCCTCAATCCAGTATCCAGTGAGTAACCAAAGAGTGATACCTAGTAACCCCTGGCACATACCAGTCCATAAATCAATGCGGTCTATTTCGATAGAACCGACAGTTCCTACTACTAATATGGCTGCAATAATGCGAAGCACATAAACTACTTTCATCATGTCTACTCTCCTATTCGTGCCTGGCATCGTTTAGCAAGCCAAGCATTAAACGAATCGACGTGGATAAGGCGTTTACCCCCACGCTTACCGATTTTCATGGACGGGAAATCAAAATCTTGCGCCCATTCTCGGATAACGGCTTGTGGTACGCTAGCAAGCTCCGCAGCTTCCGCTACTGTGATGCACATCTTATTCATAGGCACCTCCTAGAATGCTAGAAGCACCAGGGATAACATCACGAATAAACTTATACCTGCGGACAAGCCCAGTGCTAAAATCCATAAACAACAACTAGCTAGTTCTAATAATTGTTTTTTATTCATAGCTACCTCCTATCTAATTTAGGGATGTAGTAATCGGTTTCCCAAAAGTCGTGACTTTCGTTATCATCGACACACAACGCATAGCAGATACCAACGACTGTCGACATTTGCACTGACTTACCTTTGATAGCTCGGTTTAACGTATCCATCGAGATTTCAGCTTGTTTGATCAGTGCCGTCTTAGTCATGCCTAACTCGTTCATGCGTTCCGTAATGGATTCGCCGAACATTCTGATTACGAATTCTTTCATAATCTATCCTCCGTAACGGTTTAACCGTAATTAACTATAAAAAAATAATGTCGTCATACGATACACCAAATACTTCTTGTATCTTTTTTATGTGAGGAACATCAGGGAAAGAGCGTTTGCGCTCCCAATTTCCCCAAGTATCAACAGACACTCCAATCGCTTTAGATGCCGTAAGTTGAGACCAGTTTTTTGAAGCCCTTAACATCTTTAATGTATACTTCATAAGCTACCTCCTTTCTCGATACTCACATCTTGTTTACAGTCATCATTCTACTACGGTTTATCCGTAATGTCCATAAACCAAACTTAAACTATTGTAAAATTTCCGTAAAATATTGATTTTATTACGAAAATATCGTAATATATAGGTGTATTAATTAATATATTCCGTATTTTGAGAGGTTCTTATGAGTGATTTAGGTAACAAGGCTATTATGGCCGAGAATATTCAACGACTAATGGATAGTCGCGGAATTGATCGCAATAAAATATGCGCTGATTTAGGACTAAAGTATACTACGTTTACCGATTGGGTAAAGGGAAATACCTATCCTAGAATCGATAAAATTGAGTTATTGGCAAACTATTTTGGCGTCCCTAAATCTGAACTGGTTGAAAAACATACCGAAGGCTACTACACAGACCCTGAAGCCGCTGAGTTCGCCGAGTACCTACGCACTCGCCCAGGGGCTCGTATGCTCTTCTCTGCCGCTAAAGATATAAGTAAGGAGGACTTAGAAAAAGCAGTCGAATATATAGAGCTTTTAAAATTAAAAAACAAATAATACACAAGGGAGAGTGTTAGATTGGTTGTAAATTTGATTTACTGCGACTTGCCACATGCCAATGCTGTGTCAGAGGAATGTGATGATATAGATACTCACAATATCTATATAAATAAAAACCTCCCTCATGATCGCATGAGGGAGGAAATTAAGCACGAACTGATGCATATTATTAATGACGACTTTTATTTAGACCAACATGTTAATCTAGTAGAGCAAATGGTCCGTCGAACTTGTATTGATGATGCCGAATTGGAGAATATAGATTTCTACCACCATTATGTATCAGTATTATAAGGGATTATAAAAAGGGAGATGTTAACATGAAAAAGACTTTATTAATTACTACTATGCTTGCCTTAGTTACAGTTACAGGATTCGCTAGAACCGAAGTATCTCACGATGAATTTAAGGCCTTAGACGGCCCAAAGGTACTAGTGCATTACGATGACGGGAGCACGGAATTACTAGACGAACAGGAATATCTTGAACGTACTATCAGCATGACAAAAGAGCAGGCGGACGATTTACGCAAAGTCGACGAAGGTACTAAAAACGCACTGGCAAAATGGCAAGCCTCTAACGAGATACACCAAACGTCTTCTGAAGAAGTGCAGCAAGAGCAGCCTAAAAAGAAAAAGCACTGGTATGACAATGTACTAGATTCTGTCTTTTAGGTAAAAAAATAAGCCCTCACCGCAGTGAGGGCCACTAAAAACTACATACCTTAGAGGTATTTCATTTTTACTCCAATATCATTATATCACATAAAACCTCTAAGGCTTATTTCTTATACCCAAATTTAAGCCGAGGAGGTTATTTTTATGGCTAAAAAACGAGAGGACGGACGCTATCAAGTGTCAAAGATGATAAACGGTAAGCGTAAATACTTTTATGGCACTACCAAGAAAGCCGCTATTGCCGAACGTGATGCTTACGTTGAATCACTAGCGCAATGTGCTAACTACGATAACACGATTACAATCGAGCGCTGGTGCGAGTATTGGATCCGACTAAAAACGGATACGGTTTCACAGAATACCCTCTCCTCTTACCAATATATTATTAAAACCTATATTGTGCCTTTCATAGGCTCGATACGATTGGTCGAGCTGTCAGCATTAAACGTAAGAGCACTTATGGATAGCATGAGTCATTTATCAGCTCGGACTATCAGTTACACGCTAACCGTTCTAAGAGCTATACTAAAGCAGGCCGTCATGGATGAGATACTCTCGAAGAACGTGGCCACATTAGTTAAAAAGCCTAAACAAGAGCGTAAACGTGAAATGGTAACACTATCTAAAGAAGAGGTTGAAACCTTCCTTGAACAAATCGATGATGTCGAATGGCACGCTTTATTTAAGCTAGCATTTACTACAGGTTTACGCCGTAGCGAGATACTCGGTTTAACCTGGGATGATGTCAACTTAAAGCAAAAGACGCTAACCGTCAATCAGACAGTTTTACGTATCAATGAAGTCACGACTATCTCAAAAACGACTAAAAACAGCTCGTCTAGGCGTTCTATATCACTCGACGATAAAACTATCGCAGAGCTCCTAAAACTTCGCACATGCGTCGATAAACGACGTCTAAAAGCAACGAACTGGAGAAATAATAATCTCGTGTTCCCAGGTAAGTTTGGAAGTCCTCGTGATCCGGCTAAGGTTTCTTTAAAATGTAAAAAGTTGGCCACCGCAATCGGTAGACCTGACTTTACGATGCACGATACTCGTCATACACACGCTACCCTATTATTAGAAGCAGGCGTAAACTTTAAAGTCGTACAAATGCGGCTTGGCCATTCCTCGTATCAGCAAACGATGGATACCTACTCTCATGTAACTCCAATTATGGAAGCCGACGTAGTAGAAAAGATTTCAAACATATTCTAATTGATGTCAAAATGATGTCAAAAGGTACCCTGATAAAAATGATGTCAAAAGAAAAACCCGCACTACTGTGCGGGTTATTTTGGTGGACCACCAGGGGTTCGAACCCTGGACACCCTGATTAAGAGT